TCCTTTAATATAACTGAATCTATATAAATATAAAAGCGGACATACTGTCCGCTTTTTGTGCGTTGAAACAACTGCAATTTATTGCATATAAAATAATATATTTCTATGTTAGAAATAGATCCTAATGACGATAAAACTATTGATATGATTGCACTTGAAATAGAACAAGAGATTCAGTCTAAGAAAGAGAAAACTAAGACCAAGAGAAAAAAAGATTATTTGAATAACAAAGATCTTTATGATGAGATAGTTAAATCAAAAGAACAGGATAGACTTACACCTACCGCAGAAAAGATGTTAATGCTTCTCGCAGAAAGGGCCATCACTAAAATGAAATATGTGAGCCTGGATGATAAGAAAGATTGTTTAGCTTTTGCAATACTCGATCTTCTTAAATATTGGAGAGGATTCAATCCAAAATATAAAAATGCTTTTGCATACTTTACCGAGATTGCAAAAAAAGGATATGCTAAGGGCTGGAATAAATTATACCCTAAAAAGTATGAAGGCACAATCAGCATTAATGGCGGTATGGACTCAGAAGGAATTTATTCGATATAATGTCAATTAAAAATCTCAAGCCGGAAAGAGGTCAGTTTAAGCAAGGTTTTTACCAGGAAATAAATGACAAATATGTAGGACCTAGGCCTATCATATACAGATCCAGCTGGGAGTATAAATTCATGGTATATTGTGATAAGAATGAAGATGTGGTACAATGGGGCTCAGAACCTATGAAAATCAAATACTATAATCCTCTTACCAAGAAAAGCCATAATTACTATCCTGATTTTTATATGAAGATTAGAAGAAAGGATGGCACTGAAAAGAAATATATAGTAGAAATAAAGCCATCTGCTCAATTAAAAAAGCCAAAGCAGCCAAAGAGAGTCACAGAAAAAGCTTTAAGTAATTATAACTACGCCGTCAATCAATTTACAAAAAATCTATTCAAGGCTGAAGCTGCTAAAAAGGTTGCAGAAAGTTTAGGTATGGAATATATTATACTTACCGAAAAAACACTTAAATAATGGCAACTCTATCCGACGAAGTTAAGAACTTTATAAAAAACACAAGAGGTCTAGATAATGCTAAGACTGCAGCTACACAATGGTATAGAACTGTAGGCAAAAGTCAAGGTGATACTAGTATACAACCTTACGCCGGACCATTTCAGCCAGGTAAAATATACATATTCAGATATCAAAACCCTGTCACAAAAGAAAGACTTGAACAATGGGATGCAAATCCTGTAGTATTAAGTCTAGGTAGAGTTGATGGCAATGATGTTGGTATCAATCTTAATTATTTACCACAGCCAATAAAACTTAAAGTACTTGATAGAATTTATAAAAGCTTTGGCTCAAAAATAGAAGAACAGGAGGCTAAAAAGCCAGGCCAAGCAAAGGCGCAGAAGGTTATCTTATCATTTGATGCAAAAACAATTCTTAGATTTTTGGCATCTGCTGGTCTAGAATACGCAATCAAGAGATATGTTACAAATCTAAGAGTAGGAACTAAAGTAGTAGATGCATCAGGCTGGAAGTATGTACCACTGTTAGATCTGGTTCAAATTAAGAAAACTGACGTCAGAAAAGTTCAGTCAGGCTATAGCAAATATATAAACAAGAAAAAATAAAGTAAATGGCAGGATTTCTAGATAGGTTTGGTCCCTTTAGTAAGAGATTTTCAATTTCAAAATCTCTACAGAATCTGAGTAGCTTAGGGATGAAGTATGATGATATGATTATTCGTAACTCTCAAGCAATTGGTGTTACTGAAGATCGTTTCGGATATACAATGATTAACCCATATGGTCTAGAAAATGAAGACTACTGGTACCCATTTGCTGCGTTATCTATGGCTGATACGACCCTTAAGAAGAGTATTAGCTTTTTCATACAACAATATCCACAGAAGAGAATTGAACTTAGAAAGTTTGCTACCCAAGATGAGATCGAGGATATTTTAGATACACTTTGCGATGAAGCAATCGTATATGATAGTAAAAACTATTTTGCATATCCTGATGCATCGCACTTAGGTCTAGCAGAAGATGTTCAAAAATATATTGTAACTGCATATAATCAAATTTACCAGTATTTTGGTTTTACACAAGACCAATCAGGTTGGTATTATTTCCGTAAATGGTTGATTGATGGTTATCTTGCATTTGAAATAATTTATAACGACGATCAAAGTGAAGTAATCGGTTTCAAAGAAATTGATCCAGTTACCCTAATGCCTGCTGTCGATAAAGAAACTAATAAGAAAATCTGGTATCAACACAAGAATGATCCAGTAAAACAGAGAAAGCTTTACGATTCACAGGTCATATATCTTTCTTATTCATCGGTCGCTACAAACGAAAGAGTATCATACGTAGAACGCCTAGTCAGAGCATTTAATCTTCTACGTATCATGGAGCATACAAGAGTTATCTGGGCTACAATGAATGCGTCATATAGAATGAAATTCCTGATTCCTGTTGGTGGTAAATCTAAAACCCGTGCTCGTCAATCACTTGGTCAATTAATGAATAACTATCGTGAAATAGTTGACTTTGACTTTGATTCAGGATCTATGGTTGTGAATGGTAAACCAATGATGTCATTCAATAAAGAATATTGGTTACCTTCTAAAGATGGTGAATCACCTGAAATTGAAACGCTTGCAAATGACGGGCCTGATCTTAGTGATACTGATGCCTTGAAATACTTCCATGATAAATTAAAATTGGCTTCTAAAATTCCTTTCAGCCGATTTGATAAAGACAGCCCTGCTACATATGAAATGACTGCAGAAGGTCTTGTCAGAGAAGAAATTAAATTTAGCAAATTCATTAACAGATTACGTTCTTCATTCCAAGAACTTCTTGTTAAACCTCTTTATATTCAAGTTTGTCTTAAGTTTCCTGAACTACAAAAGGACCTTAATCTTAAGTCAATGATAGCAGTTCAATATAATAAGGACAATATGTTCGACGAATTGAAGACAATGGAGATTATGCAAAAGCGCCTAGACTTTATCACATCACTTAAAGATAATCTAGTAGAAACAGATGAGAACATGAATGATATCCCATACTTTGATCTAGACTTCCTTGTTAAGAAATATCTTAAGATGGATCCTAGTGACCTAGACCAAAATGTGAAAACCAAGAAAGACAAAGAAGAAAAGAAGAAGAAAGAAGGTGGAGGAGATGATCTTGGACTAGGAGGCCTAGGTATTTAATTCGGAGAAAAAGCCCCAAAAGCAAAATATATACAAAAAATCGCGCAATATAAGTATGGCAAATAATCAGTTTCTATTAATCGTAGAGCGTTCTAATAATCAGCTTCAGATAAGCAATGAATCTGGTGAATACATCCTTGAAGGTGTTTTCGGAGAAATAGGCGTTAAAAACAAAAACAATCGTATTTACGACGAGAGCGAATATGTACCTCAGATTAAAGCTCTCCAGGAGAAGATTAAGTCAGGTAAGTTGCTAGGTGAATTAGATCACCCTGCTAATTTCGATATCTCTCTTAAGAATGCTTCACACGTAATTGAAAATCTAGAATACGATCAAAATAGCAAGCAGGTTAAAGGTCGTATTAGACTTTTAAACACTACTGCAGGCCGTGAAGCTAAAGCTCTAGTAGATGCTGGTGTTCCAATCCATATTTCAAGTAGAGCAGCCGGTGTTGTTGAAAGCAACGGTCACGTTAAAATCAAAAAGCTTTTTACTTATGATTTAGTGGCTGATCCTGGTTTTGAAAACGCAGAGCTTAAAAGAGTAAATGAATCATTTGGACTAGATGTCGATGATGACATACAGCTTTTTGAGTTACCCGGCAATTTTAATTTCGATAAATATAACATAATTGAAAATAATTACACGAGTAACATGTCTGATTATATTAAGAATGAAGACTTTAACAAGTATACACAATACTTGGCTGGTGAGATTACAAAAATCCACGAGTCTATCAAAAGCATTAAAGAAAATGCTAATAACAATCCAAATGAAGGAGTTGTTAAATATGCAGAGCATATCGCAGAGAAGGTAAATGAGCTACATTCTTATACCAATTTTATTGCCGAGAATCTAGACAATGTAATTACACACAACGATCATATCGTAGAAGGTGTAAACAACATGGAGAAATACATGAATTACGTTGCTGAAAGAACGGATCAAGGTATTCAGTACTCTGAATCGATCGCAGAAAAAGCAGAGAAGATTATTGAGTTCTCTAATTATCTTTCAGAAAATATGGATAATCTTGCACAGCATAATGATTATCTAACCGAAGGTCTTAATAATGTAGTTAAATTCGCTGACTATCTAAAAGAAAATTTAGAAACAGTTGGTGGTTATAGCAACTACATCGGTGAGAATCTAGACAAATTAAGTAAGAGACTTACAGGTGCTGACGAATCTCCTGCATCATCAGTTTCAAATACTGACCCTGCTAAACCAGGCGAACCAACAGTACAAGAGTCTTCAAACTACAAACAATCTATTACAGAGAAATTACAACTTCTTATAGAATCTGCTCAGAAGCAAACAGCAGTAAACAATGGTGATATGCAATTCTTGAATTTCTTAAGTGAAGACAAGAAGACGCAGTTCCAATCTTTGAATGAAAGTGTAAAGAACGAGTTGATCGAGACTTACAAATCAAACAAAGAATACTTCGCTGGCAATGTTGCCAATGAAATCTTCGAATCAGTAGTAAACAGAGATGCAGGTGTTCCTGACTTTATCAAGCGTATGCCGGTAGAGTACAATGAAATCTGGTCTAAACTTTCTACAGGTAGAAAAAGTGAAATCGTAGCCGAATCGAAAAGATACAATCTGTCTACAGAGTATCAGATCAATAACTTCTGGCAAACTCGCGATTTTAGAGACAAACAAGTTCAAATTGAACGAATCAATGAATCTAAAGTTGCAGCAGGTGAAGAAGTAAAAGGCTATCAAGTTTCAAGTAACTATCTAGATGGTTTCAAAAATCAACTTGAGGGCAGATTTGCAAAATACACCAAAAGTAAATAAACAAAAACAAATAAAAAACAAATTTCCAAATGTTACAAATGATTAACGAAGCGGAAGTTAAAGCTACATGGGCTCCAATCATTGAAAGCGCTACTGGTATCTCTGATGCCAATAAGCTTGATTGGATGTCTAAGTATTGCCACTTCCACAAACTTGCAGAAGATGCAGGTATGGTAAATGAGAGCGTGTATAACTACGTTCACATGAACCCTGGTATGAACGTTCCAGGTATGGGTCCAGTTTTTGCACCTGGTGCACCTGGTCTTAACGTTGACTTCCAAGCACAAACTGCCGGTTCAGGTGATAAGCCTTTCAGCCTTCTTCCACTTGCTATGCAAGTTGCTGCACAGACTGTAGGTCTTGACCTCGTTCCTGTAGTACCAATGGGTGGTCCTTTCGGTATGTTGACTTACCTTGACTTCCCATATTCAGGTGGTGCTCTTACCGATCCATCACAAGCCGTTAACGGTCTTGGTGGTGCTGACGGTCGTACAGCTCCTGTTATGATTAAAGCTGACCTTTATGCTGAGTTCAACACTACTACTGATGTTGAAGCAGGTGACATCTACTACGTAACTAACGGTTCAGAAGTTCCTTACCGTTTCACTGTAGTTGGTCGTTCACGTATCGACGGTTTCCCAATCTTCAAGATTGATACCAACGAAGATACTACTACTTATTCTTACCCGTCTACATTTAGCACCGGTAACCTAGTAGGTTCAGCTTACACCATTGCAGACATCTTCACAGATACTGCAACTCCAGGTCCATGGTTCCTTTCAACTGATGATACTACTGGTAACAGTGTACTTTCAGGTTCAATTGGTTCACTTGATGTAACTCCAGAATTGGTAAAAGCTCTTGAAGATCACATCTCAGGTTTCTCTGGTCGTGGTTTCTCAGCAGGCGACGTTACTTCTAACGATCCATATTTGAGAGAAGAAGGTGAATCTACCAAGGAGAACTTGATGGGTCTTCAATTGTTCAACAAATCAGTATCTGCTCAAACTGTACAAGTTGCAGCTGCTGTAACACGTGAACAAGTACAAGATCTTAAGCAGTACGGTATCGATGCAGTTGCTCAGGTTGAAGCAGTTCTTATCAATGAATTGACTCAAACTATCAACAAAAACATCCTTGAGCGTTTGTTCCGTCTCGGCGCTACTAACGCATCACAGGTTTATAGCATTGATGGTACTAACCTTAACCTGTACATTTCAACTTCAAGTAGTACTTTCACATTTAACTTAGGTAAAGGTGCTTACAGTAACTCAAACGTTACACTCGTTACTCCTAACACTGCTCCAACGAACGGTGATAACGGTGGTACATTGCAACGTAAGATTATGAGTAAGATCTTAGCTGCTGCTAACCTTATCGCAATCCGCGGTCGTCGTGGTGCTGCTAACTTCGCTGTTACAAACGGTCAAGTTGCTTCAGCATTGCAA